GAGATTTCTGCCAACATGTTGTCTAAACGAATCTGTTCCGATTCAGTCAAGTCCAGACCCACCAGGCTCATGCGGCATAGCCAGGCTGTGGTTAGTCGTATTGCAGAATCTGGAACACCGCGAAGCAGTCGTACATCGTTCTTGCGTCCGTGAGTTTCTAAATAGCTCACTACCATGTCCCTGGCATCCTTTTTGCCATAAAAGTAATTGTACCAGCTAAAAGCAGCAGTCAGCCGACTTACTCGATCATAAACGGGCTGTACACGCCAAGTGGGCTCATCGCCCATGAATTTGGTATCGGCGCTGCGTGGGTTTAACGGGCGCACAGTGGCGCGAACTGGTTGAGCAGTAGTTTTCATGGTACTCCTTACTAATGCAGTAATTATAACACAAACAGGATTATTGGTCAACTGTTCGCGGGCAGGCAAATTTACTATAAATACAACACTATGCCAAAACTGTCCATGTGGCGTCCTAACCGGACCCGAGATTACCAATACCTAGATAGAATCATCAGCGAACGCTATACCATTGGTGGACTTGACATCTATGTGCATCGCTACATGGGTCCACAAACCGGTGGCGAAGATTCGGCTTTTTCCGGCAACGGAGACGCTACTCAACCCATCTACGACACACTGGATCCTTTGAATATTCAAGATCTCTTGCTGTTAGAAAATCGCGACAGAATATACGATCAGGACATCTATGTCATGCGTGGCGTTTACAACGCTCAGGACGTGGACTTTGATCTAAGCCAATTTGGTCTGTTTCTCAACAACGATACCTTGTTCATCACATTCCACTACAACGACATGATTGATTCATTTGGACGCAAGCTCATGAACGGTGACGTGCTGGAAGTGCCCAACCTCAAAGATTATCATCCACTAAACAACGCAATACCGCAGCCGTTGCCTAGATACTATGTGGTGCAAGATGCTGACTATGCCACAGAAGGCATGAGTCAAACCTGGTTGCCGCATATCTGGCGAGTAAAAGCCACGCCAATGACCAACAACCAAGAGTTCAAGGACATACTGAAAAAGCCAGTGGTCACAGAACAAATCTGGGACAATGGCAACTACTATCCCACTGGCAGCATTGTGAATGCCGGTGATGTGTACTACCAGGCCAAGACCAATGTACCAGCTGATGTGGTTATTACCAATACCACCTACTGGCAGGTGTACACTCCACTCACACAGAGTGATGTGTTCAGTACCAGAACCAAAGACAACGAGCTCAATGATGCAATCCTGGCTCAAGCCGACGTTGAAGTACCACTGTCAGGTTATGACACCCAGAAGTTCTACATTCTTCCCACCGTTGACGGACAGCCTGCCAACCCTGTGGGGCTGACCACATCAAGTGGAACCACAGTTGACGGCACACAAGGTGGTGCCAATGTTACTCCTGTGGCCAATGGCTACACTGTGGGCTACCTTACTGGTGATGGCGTCCCGCCCAACGGGTTGCCTGTCACTACCGGCGTGGCCTTTCCATCTGTGGCAGTGGATGGTGACTATTGCCTGCGCCTGGATTATTTTCCCAATCGGCTGTTCCGCTATAGTGGACGTCGTTGGATCAAGATTGAGGACAAGGTGCGAACAGATCTAAACAATGGACCCACCAATGAAACCTTACGCTCAGGCTTTGTGAACAATACATACACTACACGCACCAACGACATTGGCAATATTCCAAGTCGACAGAGCCTGAGTGAAATACTCAAGCCACGTGCAGACAATGGTGACCAGGGCGGGTTCTTGCCACCCAACCCGCGGCCGCCAGGAAAATAAGGGGAACAAAAATTCAACAATTTTTTTATGATGCTCAGATCCGTAGATTTCTGTTGCAGTTCACACGGATGATCAGCAATTTTCAAATTGAATATGGCAACGAAACTGATGGCGTAAACCAGGCCGCGTTGATTCGTGTGCCTGTTCGTTACGGTGATGCCAGTCGCAATGCACAGGTGATCCTGCAGGAGAATTCAAGAAATTCAATGCCAGCCAGTCCCTTGATGACTTTTTATATTTCAAGTCTCAACTATGATCGCCCTAGAATGCAGGACCCATCCTTTGTGAGCAAGATCAATGTGCGTCAACGCACCTATGACACTGCCACAGAAACCTATGAAACCACACAAGGCAATGCTTTCTCAATTGAAAGACTGATGCCTGTGCCCTACAAGATGGGCATCAATCTGGACTTCTGGAGCAGCAACACCAATCAAAAGTTTCAGATGTTTGAACAAATCTCCACCTTGTTCAATCCCAGTTTAGAAATACAAAGCACAGACAACTACATTGACTGGACCAGTTTGACAGTGGTGGAACTGGAAGATATCATATTCACATCAAGAAGCATACCAATGGGTGCAGACAATCCCATTGACATGATGACTTTCAAATTCAACATACCAATCTGGATCAGTTCTCCGGCCAAGGTCAAAAAACTAGGTGTTGTGGAACGTATAATTGTCAGCATCTACGACGCACAAGGCGACTTGAACAATGCTCTAACCAACAATGACTTGTTGTTGGGCACTAGACAAGTGATCACACCGTTTGACTGGGCTGTGGTCTTGATTGGCAACAAGGTACAATGTCTGCAACAGGTCAGCCTGCCTCAGGAACCAGGTAACGACACGCTGACTCCACCAGAGATTGTGGCAGACAGTAACCTGTTGTGGGCTGCTGTTATTGGCACTTATGGTGTGTTGCGTCCAGGCATTAGTCAACTGAGATTGCTGCAAGAAGATGGCACAGAAATAATTGGTACAATTGCACAGGATCCCAACGATGATCGCTTTGTGATTTTTGATGTGGACACTGACACAACGCCGCAGAACACACTTGACCCTATTGATGCTGTGATCAACCCCTTGGTGAGTGGACCGCAAGACGGCTTAGATTCTGCCCTAGACGGACAGCGTTACTTGCTGACCGAAGCCACTGGAGATGAAGCCAACGCTACTCCTGCTGTGGCCTGGGTGGGTGCTAACGGTAGACAACTGGTGGCCGAAGCCAACGACATTATTCAGTACTCCAACAACTACTGGCGTGTGGTGTTTAGAGCTGTGGGTGCTGCTGCTGGACAGTATGTTACCAATCTAACCACTGGCATACAGTACGAGTGGAATGGTGCGGCCTGGGTCAAAAGCTATCAGGGTGTTTATCCTGGTGGCACCTGGAGTCTTGTGCTTTGAAAGCCGTGGGTGTTTGGTTCCGTAGTCGGGACACAGGTAGATATCTGTATCTCTTGCGAAATGACATCAAACATCCCGGAGCCTGGGGCCTGCCTGGAGGCAAAATTGAAACTGGTGAAACACTGTTAGGCGGCATGGAGCGTGAGTGCATAGAGGAACTGGGATTTTTCCCCACCTATCTGCGCCTGATGCCTTTGGAAAAGTTTACCTCTGCAGACCAGGCATTTGAATATCACACCTGGGTGTGTGTGATTGACACTGAATTCACACCTAGACTAAATCATGAACATCTTGGCTATGCCTGGCTAGACGCTGGCACCTGGCCCAAACCCATGCATCCAGGACTCTGGAGCACTATCAATCTTGAAGCTGTACAAAGCAAAATCCTGCTGGTCGAGCAGGATCTTGTGACACGTTAGGCCTGACTTTCCTGGAACTGTAGTTGAATCTCTCCAACTGGTGTAGTGGATGTTGACAGTGCAGTGATCTGCACTGCCAGCACCTCTGGTCCATTGGGGAACGTTCCTGTTCCTGGAATACTACTGGTACCAAGTTGTTTGACCGTGCTCAGATCCAACACACCCGAATTGGTTGTGGAGATTGGGATAGCAAACAGTCTTTCGCCTCCTGCCAATTCACTTGTGATAGCTGTGATGGTCATGGCCAGGTCATTGGTGGTAGTTGACCCACCAATCACGTTGCCTAGGATCTTGATGGTGTCACCCACTGCATATCCGTCGCCGGTGGTCTGCACAGTGATCTGTGTGGTAGTGGTTGAATACGCTGTGCCTGCGCCAGTCAATTGCACTGTAATTTTGGCATTGGCCCCTGAACTGGATACATTGACCGGGGTCAAGTTTGCAAATGTTTTGGCTGTACCAGTTACTACCTTCACACCCGAACGTGTCATACCACCTGTGGTGTTGTACGGAGCACTGGTCAAGCCACCTGTTGCTTCTGTCGTGAATCGAGGCGCAGTTGAGAACTGTGAAAAGCTGGGTTGAAAACCACCGCCGGCGTTGTTGAGTCCTGCCCAGCTGGTGTTGGCTGAGTCAATGTTTGACGGATTAAGGATGCCTTCAATCAGGTATCGTCCTGCAGTGACCTGAACATTCAAGTTGCTGAGTGTTAACGCAGCACGATTGATCAGTTCACGCACTC